CTTTCCACATTCTTTTGCCTCCCCTTCCATGCCTTGTAAATGGAGGCAATCCTGGGCAATCCTCCGGGATCTCCGAATCCTCAGCATTATACCACCCGTACCAGTTACTAATTGTCAGTGGGGATACATCCAACTCCTGCGCCACCTTATTAACGGATAACAATTTTTCTTGCATACCTTTCTACCTCCCATATTGACTTAATCTTACCATTCAAACCCAACCAACTCACATCACCGCGCCTAATTACTTCTGGATCTAACTTTTCCACATCTACTATAAATTCCACGATGTTCCCATTGATAGGGACATATTGATTCATCGGGTCAGTGTGCTTATCTTGTTTGATATCTCCTACAATAGTCTTGATTCGTTCCCCATCTTCAAACTCAATAAGCAACTCCTTGCCTACCTCATCTGCATAAAAAGTGCCTACTGCAACTAAAAAATGTTCACCAATTTTTCTGAACCCCCTCCCCTCTGTCCATGCCTGCTCTTGTAGCTTCCATTGCTTAGAATTTTTATTGGTTATTTTACGATAATCCATGTAAGTTTTGAATCTGCCATCCGCTTCTTCTGGCAGGTCCAACTCATTGTGCACAACGTATTCAATTTCAACGAATTCTGGCCCAAATTCCGGCTCAATTTGCAGAGTAAAAACAGTTCCTGAGTAAATAGCCGGATCAGCTTTTTCGCTTCTTATAAGCGATTTACTTGATATAATTATAATAAACAGTGCCACAACTAAAGTCCATTTTCTCATTTTGCTCCACCTCTCCCTAGCTGAGTAAGTATTCAAGTATTTCCCGCTTGTTCGTGTCTGGCAACTTGCCATCAACCAGAAGGTCTGCCATAGCTCCTTTTTGATAAATCAGTTCCTCAATTCTTTCATCAATTGTCCCTTTGGTTACTAGGGTGATAATGGTAACATTGGATTTAGTGCCAATTCTGTGCGCCCTATCTTCTGCCTGTTCCTTGTTTGCTCGATTCCAGGGGCTATCGAGGAATATTACTGTTGTACCCGCGGTGAGGGTTAACCCGGTGCCCATGGCTCCTGTTGTACCTAGGATCACTTTGCACGAATCGTCGTTCATAAATTTATCCTGCTCTGCAACCCTATCCTTGGTTTCTCCTGTGATAACGGCTGGATTGTACTTTTTTAGCCTTTCAAATGCTGGGGCGATCATATCTGTCCAGTTGCTAAAGATGATAACCTTATCCCCACTTTCCACCGCGTCCTCAACAAGCTCTTCTAGCCGGTCGAGTTTTGCACTCTCCTGAATATCGCTGCTTAGGATTCCCGTGTAGCCCGTAGCTTGCCGCAGTCTGATAAGTCGAGCTAAAGGGTTCGGACTTAATGCAATCTTGTCAATGTTCTTTCGTATCGCCGCTAAAACCTCATCATAGATTTTCTCCTGAGCCTTACCCATTTCCACGTATTCTGTGATATGCACTTTTTCCGGAAGGTCTAATACGTCTTTCTTTAATCTGCGGAGCATGATCGAATCCAAAACACCCTGCAATTCGGCTAAATTCTTGTATCCCACAACCTGATATCCTCCATAACCACCCATAACAGCGTAGCGATTTTTAAACTGGTAGAAGTTATGTTTTTCATACCCAAGCCATTTTAAGGGCACATACAGGTCAAGAGGACTGTTCATTAGAGGGGTTCCTGACATGGCAACCATTATGTCCGCCTTAATTTTCAAAAGACCCTTGCCTTGCTGACTGCTGGGGTTTTTTGCCTTATGAATCTCGTCGAAGGCAATCATTCCAATTACACCTTGTTTTGCAAGTTGAGCAATTTTGTCCGCAATTTCCTTACTTCGTAGACTCTCCATATTGGTAATTAGGAAAAAGTCATTTGGCAAGTTGTGGAGATCTTCTAACTTAGCTTGATTGCCTCCGTCATACTCCCGACCACTTCTTTTGCGATACCTGGTTCCTAAAATATAGCCCGTTTCATTGGAGTGTTTCGCAATTTCTGCCCGCCAGTTCCATTTCAAACCATTTACCCCGCAAATAATAAGGGTATGGGCAAAAGGTTTCTGCATCTTCCTAGCAATTGCCAAGTCAATAACCTGTTTTGTCTTCCCTAACCCCTGCTCATCTCCCAAGATGAAAGAGGTCTTGTTTAGCCCATATTCTACCCCTTCCCTTTGGTAGGAGTATGGCTCCGTTTTGAAGGTGAAACCGTTTGGTAGGTTAATAATCTCTTGCTTGCCCTTGACCATGCCTTCAATCACAATATGTCTGTTCCCAAATGAGGGAAGAAGAGAGGGAAGCCTGTTGACAGGCACTTCCCACTCCTTAGATTCCTTATGCCAGAAGCGACTAGGCTGTTCCCTCATGACGTTGACTAATTTTTGGTCGTAAGGAAAGCTGATGAAAAGACTTTCGAACCCATTTACCTTTTTAGCTTCAGCGACCCTGATTTTGATTGTCATGCCTAGCCCTCCTTTACCTGTATATAGCAAATATCTGCTTTATGTCCGCTTGAGTAGATACTAGTTTCCCATTCAATGTGGTATGGAAATTGAATTTTATCTAGATAACTTCTAAACTCTTTTGCTAGGTTTTCCTCTAACCCAACCTCGCCACATTCCCTTAGTTCCTGCAACCAGATTTTAAGTAATTCCTTGTTCCCCATTTTCCGTTGCCTCCTTGTTTTCCTGTTTTGCGTTTCCCTTCTTTCAATTATAATTATATAGTATGCGAGCAGAGAGGTCAAGTTTTTTCAAAAAAAAAGATAAAAATAAATTAGGGGGAATTGCCTCCCCCTAATTTTTTTTATTGATTTTTGGTTCCCAACTGTTTACAAGTAACCTGCGGGCTCGTAAGTCTGATAAATTTCCTCTGGAGACAGGTGTTTGATTTCATCCCAGCATTGTTCATCGAACATCCGCCACTCGTAACCGTCCTCATCATCGACTTTCGCCACTACGTAGCATTGCCTTAAAGCCTTTCCACACTTGCTGCAAGTCGCATCCCCGTACTTCGTGTAATTGAAAACCTCAAATTGTAACTTTGTCATTTTTTGTTTCCTCCTTGTTTTCCTGTTTTTTTTATTCCCTACTTTCAATTATAATTATATAGGGTACTACCGCGGAAGTCAACCCTTTTTTGAAAAAAAAATAAAAAAAATCCCACCTTTTTTAAGGGTGGGATTTTTCCCTCCTTTCCCTGTTGGACAGCCTTTGCTGAGGCCGGATATGGTGATCACCTCCTTTCTAAGCATAGATTCCTAAAACTAATCTGCTTAAAAACATTTAGGTAATCACCTCCACTTATTGGAAAGGATGGAGGGTGGGAGTTGATTTACACTTGCCCCACCCGATTGGCTTGGCGGTCGTAATTACTGAAGTTGTTTAGGCTCCCAATCTGCCCAATTCCTGCCATTGATAAAAATTGGGGGCAACGGATCGGTTCTCATCCGCTCTAATAATTTTTTATCGGATTCTGCCCATTGCAGCTCGCTTCGTACAAGGGCGAGTCCGTACCTATAATATTGTTCGGGTGTCCAATCCCTGCCCCCAAACTCGAATTTCTGGTCGTTTAGGCTTCGGAGGATTCGCCTCCATGTTCGAAAAAACCTATCTTATTGAGCCAGAATACTACCGCGTCGATCAGTAGCCCCAAAATCGGGTCGATGAATTTTTGGAGCCATTGGGGAAATTCCAGCCCTAGACTATCAAGTTGTGCTTTCAATTGTGCGAGTACGGCTTTTTTCTTTTCTTCGCCTGGTAGTTCCTCTGCCTCAAGCAGTAGGGCGAGTGGAATAATGAACCCTGCCGCCGTCACCAAAATGTTCAACACTTTTAGAAAACCCATCTTCTCACCCCCTTTCCATTACTAGCTGTAATCCTCGCCTGTTTTCATCATCTTCACTAACCTTCTGCCTCTAATACCGACTTGGTAGTACCATTTTGAATCTTTCATTTCTTCAGCGGCCTTGTCATAATCACCTTGCTCTAAGGCCGAAATCATCCTCTTAAAGCCCTTCAGTCCAGCAAAGCCCAGGTTTAGACGCATATCAATGATCACCTTTTGCCTAACTGGGTTCAGAGATTCAAACCAAGGAAACCTTTTAACATCGGCTGTGCATTTTTTGATATCATTGTCAAGTAGGAATAATGCTTCCTCCTCACTGATTCCGCGGGCTAAAAGTCTATCAATGACCTCTTTCCGGCTTAAGCCGGAAGTTCCGAAAAGTTTAAGTTGCTCATCTTTGGAAAGTCCCACGTCCTCCAAGTTCCGCCCAACCCCTATCGTCCATTTATTAGCTGGGCATTTGTAAGGCTTTAATTTCATCCCTTCATGGAGAATCAACTGGTCTTTCAGACTGTGTTTTATCATCCTCTCTCACCTCCAAACTCCCTAAGCCACACGCCTCGGCACCACAATACCCACACACCCAACAACGCCCATTAATCATCAAAAGCTCCCCACAATCAGGGCAAAAATAGTTAATCATGCTTACCCTCCAATCACTGGTATATCTGCAAGATTTAACCCCGTGCTGATTGCCACAATCCCTGTAAAGACGGCGATTAAGATCCAGATGAGTCGCCAAAGGTTTTTGGTATAGATTGCGTCTCTTGTTTCTATAACTTCTTTTAGCTCCTGTACATCCGATTTCTTAGCGGTTTCGTTGAGTATCTGCTTAATCTCAGTTACGTCCGCCTCTAGTCTATCAATCCTATGTTTTTGAGTGCATGGTTCCATAATCGCCCTCCTTACTTAGCTTTTTCAGGTATATATCCAGAACTAAGCTATCTAGAACTAATGTTTTCAAAAATTGAAAGGCTCTTTAATCATTTACCATCTCCATAAACTCGCTATAAGCGATCTGCGCTTTCAGGGCTCTTCTAATATCGTCTAAACTACAATCATCTTTGCTGATGGCTTCCAGTCCTGCCTTTAAATCATCCAGTAGTTCCCTCTGTTTTTCTTCGGCATTTCCAGGCTGGATGGATATCGAAATCACAGAATCACAGAATGATTTAGCCTGCGGGTTACCTCTTTTGTCTACCCATGTGATTTCTGTTGCTTTGCTGAATTGTTTTACTACAGACCGCGCCTCAGACAAGGGCTTACCCTGCACCATACCTAAAACAACCTCACGTTCAACCGGTTCGCCATCGTCTTGCAAGTAAACAATCTTACTTTCCCCGCGCCTTAGCTTCATATCATCCCCTCCCGTAGATCTGCCCTAATATACCCGTTTTAGGAGTAGGTAATCTCTCTTTCTGCTTATCTGCCCACACCCTACACGCCTCCACCATGCCAATCAAGTGCTCGCAATATCCGTTTGGTGCAATCAGTTCATCACCATTTACCTGTCTATTGATACCTGCGCACCACCCAACCCCTTGACAGTGTTTGTAGGCGGTACACCCTTCGCATTCGGGTTTGGGATATGGATTTATAGAGGTATGAAAGGTATTTACTCGCTCNCTGTTTTAGGAGTGGGCAATCTTTCTTTCTGCTTATCTGCCCACACCCTACACGCCTCCACCATGCCAATCAAGTGCTCGCAGTATCCATTTGGTGCAATCAGTTCATCACCATTTACCTGTCTATTGATACCTGCGCACCACCCAACCCCTTGACAGTGTTTGTAGGCGGTACAATCTTCACATTCGGGTTTGGGATATGGATTTATAGAGGTATGAAAGGTATTTACTCGCTCGCTAATGGCTGTAAATGGCATTTCGTTAGTAATTCCATTCCAGATATCGCCGATCTTGCCTACCGGAGTTTCTTCGTACAGTTGGCATAGACTTAGTGTGCCATCGGGCGAAACTGCCCAAATACCCTTGCCAGTACCGCATTTGTTTCCCTCTTGTGGAGCATTATCTTCGTCCATAAGCCTTTGAACCATCTCATTAACAAACTTGCTGGGAGTAGCCCCCCATTTGTAGTATTCACCCAGTTCCAGATAGG